CAGTACGTCTCGACACCTAGATTCTTTTTTTGTATTGGAGTGGGCACTCCTTTTGTTTCGCGGAGGAAATCTGCTTTGTCAACGACGCATTGATAAGGGCCACCGCAAATAAATGCGTCCTTGATCAAAGGGTGAGGTGCACCTTTATGAAGAGGCACACCTTCCCACGCATCGACAAATTTCCTCTTTTCCATCCGTCCCCACTGGGCTATCATATCGTAAGCCTCAGGTAAGGGCGGATTTGCCACGACAACGTCCGGAGTCCGTTTAACTCCCATTTCCTTTGTAGGGGCAGGTCCCAAAAAAATCGCGCGGCGGAACCAAGACTTCTTGAGTAGGAACTGGACAGTATGTTTAGGAAGATCGGTGACACACAGAGGTCTCAAGGAGATCTCGTGTCTCATTGCGACATTAAGGATCCACGCCTGGACATCCCGGCGTAAACCCTTAATGCTGTCACACACGTCTTTCAACATACCGTCAGCCTGCTTCTGGAAAGGTCGGAGGAAACCGAGAACAGGTTTAGGATTGAGTCCTTTACGGAGAGACGAGCAGGGCTGACTGTTAAGGTCAGCCCAGTGGTCCTCTATCCCTGTCTTTTCCTCGTTAACGACGAGACCGTAGGATCCGGTTATCCTACGCCAAAGCGCAAAAAAACCTTCACTTCCGGCGAATAAACAATCATCGCCATTAAACCTGCCGATTCTTCTCTCGCCCTCTCCGTGGTAGATATCGGTGGCTATATCGAAACACGCCTTGTTCAGCAAACACAAGAGAGGGAAACTTACCAAGTTTCCCATCATTGACCCCCTTTTAATGGGGTGCTGTGTTGCGTGATGGCGGTCTTCGACATCGAGATCACAATAGCCACTACCTACCCAACGGAGATTCGTAAAAGAACCGACAAGTACCTTTCTTTCTTCCTCGCTCAAGAAGCACGATTCCGCAAGGACGTCGACAATGGCGATCACGGCCTCATGGTAGATATTGTCAGTGGCTGCAGTATAGTCACCACTTATTACCTTTTCGCCTTTTCGCACGTCATCGAAGACGGCCTTGAAGTCCTCGCGCGAGACGTCACCTCTTACCAGCCAACCTGATTTACTCAGGTGGTCGTAAAGAGTCTCGTGAATCGGTCGGAGTATTTTCTTAACCCTTGCGGACTGCATAGTAACAGTCCTGAACTTTCCCTTAGTTTTTGCGATTCCCCGTCTGACCAATGAGTCATCAA